TATGCCCTATGAAGGCACAGAAAATGGAAAGGATAATGAAAAGAATTAGACTCTTTATATCAAGAGTACTAGGACTAACAGACGCTTATCAAAGGATAATGCAGTTAGAAATCGAACTAGCAAAGTTAAAAAGTGATGTAACTTCACTAAAAGATTTTAATATACCACTAATAACCGCTGAAGTAGAATCTTTAAAGATAGAAGCTGATATTATCAATAAAAAAATCAAGTAATGAACAAAATGTACGAAGATAACTACAATCCTCCTTTTGTGGAGTTCAAATTTGATGAGAAAAGAAAACTAAAAAAGACCTTAGATTATATACAAACTACTTATAATAAGCATTACGCAAAAGGCATAACAAAACAAGCGACAGAAACAATACAAGAGGCAGGGCATTTAGAAGGCTTTTGTATAGGAAATATTATTAAATATGCTCAGAGATACGGGAAAAAAGAGGGAGAAGACAGGAATAACAACCTCATGAAGATTATACATTATGCAGTAATCTTAATGGATCAAGAAGGCAAAAACAAAATTTAATTAACGTAAACAACAGGATATAATAATATGGATTTAGCATACTCCCTTAATACTTTCTATTTTTTGTTGTCAGGTGTCTTAGTCATGTTTATGGCAGCTGGCTTCACAATGTTAGAAGCAGGATCGGTTCGTTCAAAGAATGTAATCGAAATTTTAATAAAGAATATCGCACTTTATAGTGTGGCTTCTATAACTTACCTACTACTAGGATATACATTAATGTATGGGTGGAACGACCCACCAGATCATTCTTTAATGGCAGATTTTTTCTTTCAAGTAGTATTTGTAGCAACCGCAATGTCGGTAGTTTCAGGTGCAGTAGCAGAAAGAAAAAGATTATATACTTTCTTAGGGTTTGCAGCAATATTTACTGCTTTAATATACCCTATACAAGGTGCGTGGTCTTGGGGCGGAGGTTGGCTAAGTGAATTAGGCTTTTTTGACTTCGCAGGATCAGGTATAGTACATATGGCAGGGGCATCAGCAGCTTTAGCAGCAGTGCTCTTGATTGGACCAAGAATAGGTAAGTATGACGAGAATGGAATACCTCAACCAATACATGGTTCTAATGCAGTAGCAGTTACACTTGGAACATTAATATTATGGTTTGGTTGGTTTGGATTTAACGGAGGATCGCAACTATCTATTATAGGAATAGATAATGCAAATGCAGTAGCTAAGATTTTTGTGAACACAAATACAGCCGCAGCCGCAGGACTAATTTCAGCAATGTTATTATCTAAAATATGGTTGGGTAAAACAGCTCTGAATGCAGTATGTAATGGAGCATTAGCAGGATTAGTAGTTATAACAGCAGATCCCGTAACACCTAGTCCTCAAATAGCAATTATATATGGAGCTTTAGGAGGTTTATTAGTACCAATTTCAATGAGTTATCTTGAGAAGTGGGGAATTGATGATCCAGTAGGAGCAATAAGTGTTCATGGAGTAGCAGGTATACTAGGGCTTATGTTAGTACCAATATTAAATACAGACGCTACTTTTATAGCTCAAGGTATAGGAACTTTAAGTATATTTAGTTTTGTCTTTGGAACTTCTTATGCAGTATGGTATATAATGAAGAAAACAATAGGAATTAGACCAACAAGAGAAGAAGAAGTAGGCGGACAAGATATGTGGGAAACAGGCAATAGTGCTTATCCCGAATTTATGAAACAACAATGAAAAAACAATTTTATAAAATAGAAATTATATGTGAGTGGGATAATGAAGAAAAACTCACTCTAGGACATCTAATGGCTAAAGGTAGAGAACCAGTCTCCATAGATGTAACACCAATAGATATTGAAACAGACCAATTTAAGTGGGTCAAAGCAGTAAATAGTTTAAATGAACTTTAATCATTTAAAGGAGTTAGATGAAACATACTTTCAACATGCAAAGTGTGCTAGTTTATATTCTATATTATTCTTAGGATTAAGTATCATAAGTATAATACATGCAATATTTCCTTTTACATTTTGCACCACAGTATCAGATAAATTGGAAGAAATACAGGAACACTTAAAAAAACGTAAGTGTAAAATGTAGTTCAAGGCTCGAAAGAGTTGGGAGAATAAAATGGTACAATTATTGAAAGTAAAAGAATGGATTACAGCTAGAGTAGCTGAAAGAACTTCTTGGGACGGAGTTAGTATTATAGCACTTAGTGTAGCTATATTAGTAGCCTCTCCCCTAGTAAAGTGGATAGCTTGGGCAGGATTAGTCTATGGTTTATACACTTTAGTTAAGGAACAAACATGAACGAAAACGAACGTTTTAGTGGTGATATGAGCCGAAACGAAGTAGAGTTAGATTTAAACAAATTCATGGCAATGGTTACCGAGATAGGTGAACTAAAAGCTAAAATTATGGAAATGGAGATGGCTGCAGAGCCTGAAAATCCATATCAAAAATGGATTTGGTTATCAAACATGATAGATGCGTGGAGAATATTCCCAAGAGCATTTTTAAGTGTTTATATTTTCTTACTCTATTATTGCACAATGTGGTTTATGGCTTTGCCAGAACCCTCATTAGAACAAAGTGGACTAATTTCCATAGTTGTTGGAGCAGGTGCAGCTTGGTTTGGTTTATATGCAGGAACCGCTAAAGACAAAATTAATAGTAAAGGATAAACCATGCTAACAAATAAAATAGTAGACGTAGTAGCAGAACATTTGGGATTAGAACCTTCTGGAATAAAAATGAGTGATCATTTTATAGATGATTTAGGTTGTGATTCCTTAGATACTGTTGAGATAGTTTTATTGATTGAAGATCAGTTTGATATAGAAATACCTGACCATGAAGCAGAAAGAATGGAAACAGTTAATTCTTTAGTCAACTATGTAACTCATGAAGTTGAAATGCAATCTGCATAATTATAACAGAAGCCTGAAACCCCAACAGGCTTCTGTATTAAAAATATTGGGGAAGTAACCGACAGGTAAAAATGTTAGTATTATATACAGAAAAACAATTAGAGAGGGCTTATCGAGTATTTATAGCAGACTATGAGGGAACAATAGTTCCAGATCTAGAGGCTTTTAGAATACTATTTGAAGCAAGTGAAGAATTACAAGATTTAGCCTGTCACGAAGAAATAACGATACATTAATAAGGAGAAAATTATGTTATCAATAGGAGAGAAATTCCCACAATTTCACTTAGTGGGAGTAGATTCAAAAAATGAATTTGTAGATGTTAGTAGACTTGACATCTCAGAAAAGTGGGGAATTGTTTATTTTTACCCCAAAGATTTTACATTCATATGTCCAACAGAGATAGCTGCAATGGATGCATTAGCAGATCATTGTACAGTTATTGGTATAAGTGGAGACAATGAATTTTGTAAACTTGCTTGGAAACAAGATAATCCAATGATTGGAAATATCAATCATACTTTAGCTGCAGACTGTGGCTTATATCTATCAGATAAACTAGGTATAGTAGATGGCGATAATGGAGTATGCTATAGAGCAACTTTTATTATTGATCCAAAAGGAAAAGTACAGCACATAACAATAAATGCTTTAGATACAGGCAGAAACGCTGACGAAACACTAAGAACTTTATTAGCCCTTCAAGCAGGTGGACTTACAGGGTGTTCTTGGCAAGAAGGCGAAGACTTCGTAGCATAGTGGAAAAGCGGTATAGATTTTACGCAGACTTTTTAAATGGGTGGGAAGAAGATGGAGAACCACAGCCAAAACCTAAACCCCAAAGAAAAAAGTCAATAGTTATAGGTAAACGAATTAAAGAAAAAAACCTCTGGAAAAGAATCAGAGAATTTTTAAGGAGAACCTAATGGCAATAAAAGCAAAAGCACACGAAAAGCTAGACGAAGCTAATGTAGAAAGAGTATTAAGTTACTTACAAGCAGATAAGCCAATAACAAAAAAAGAAGCCTGTGAAATGCTGAACATATCTTACAACACTACTAGATTAAATAATATTCTAGCAGAGTATAAAGAAAGGCGAGACTATAGACGAAATAGAATGGATCAGAATAAGGGCAAAAGTGCCACAACT